AAATAAAATAGTTGTCCGTCGGTATATGTGCCTGGTAAAGTTATGCTTGATTCATTTTGTGTCACAACAAAGTTACTTGCCGCGTAAGGTCTATATCTTTCTATGTTTTGATCTGTGGAAACAAATTTTTCATAAAAAACAAATTTTGTCGACTCGCTCAACGTTGGTTCTATGATTATGTCAAATAACTCCGGATTATCAACCACGCCATCATCATCTGAATCAAAAAATCCAACTTTAACTTTCCTATTATCTTGGTAACCATCTTGCTCTGAAATAGTGTCCACTACTTGCCACGTGATAGGATATCCTACTGCATTACCAGTACTTGCAAGAGTATTATTTTTAAGAATTTTAATTGTATCTTTTTTAGTCTGTCCTGTTGTGTAATCATAAATTTTTTCTTGTGGATCAAAGTAAAATTTGTTTTGTCCACTTGATTCAAAAATATATTCTAATTTTCTGTATGTAACCGTATATGTAGATCCATCGTTAGTAAAGTTAAACCACCAACTTTGATCTAAATTAGTTCCAGAGGTATCACCAGCAAACCCTAAACTGAAAGTGTTATTTGCACTTACATTTGTTGTTTCTATCACTTTCCATTCGCCTACTGTTTCATCATAACGTAATGCAAAATTTTCATATGCAGTGATTCTGTTTTGTAAATCCGCTTTGAGTGTAGCACCTAAAGATGTTGCAAGTTGTGGTATCACGGATTTGACAACTGCGTTGCTTGGTACTATGTCTGCTAAAGTAATCGGTCCTTGCCCTGATTCTAAATTTCCAACTCCGCCGTTTGCACCATCACCGACAACAGTTGCAACTTTGGCCCATATTCTATCAAAAGATTCATCTGTTGTGTTTGTTACTAATTTTCCGTTTTTAAATTTTCTAGTGTCCGGAGACGTAAACTTTATCAAAGCACCAGGCTTGACAAATTTTAAATTAGATGTTGCATATTGCCCAACCACCAAAGGTCCACTTGAGTAAATGTAACCCGTATTTGCATTTGTTGTAGTAGTTGTGCTGTTCCAAGAAGTTGTCAACATTGACAGATCTTTTGCACCGTACTTGTTGTAAAAAAATTGTCTGGAATAAGGAAGTTTTATCTTGCTTTCAATTTTTGTATTCAATGTGTTTAAGATATCATTTTTGTTACTAAACGTAAAAGTAAATGACGGTAAAGTTTCCTCTCTGTACAAAATACCATCATCTGCTATAACATTTACATTTGAGTACGACCCTGTTGGATCAATTATTTCTTTTGCTCTAGATATACCCGATGCAGTTCTATTGACAGACCTAATTTTAATTATTTCTTGAGAAGCGGATAATGGCACAACATTGTAATCTTCTGCTGTTATCATTCTGTCTTGAGAGTAATAAACTTGTGGTGCTTTTTCTCTGATAGAATCACTTGATTCTGTTTCTGCTGAATTATATAAAGATTGTTGCAATGATGCAGATACAGTTAAAGTTTGTTCTCCACCGTTCTTATCTGTGTAATTAATTTTGAATTGCACCGCTCTCATATCTTGCGGTTGCACTGAATATTTTTCGTTATCACTTACTCTATAGTATGCTCTAAATCTACCCATTGGAATATCTGCAAAGTTTCCATCACCAAATACTAAATCAACTTGGTCATCTGCTTTTGTAATTACGTTGTATATGTTTCTTGTGCCTGATGCCAAAGAATTATAAATTGCATTGTTACCTGCAAGTGCTGGAACTTTATTCCATAAAGAAAATGGCTGTCCAAAATCATCTAGTTGCCATAACCATAAATCTGTATCATTAATGTTCGTGGAGTTCAAAGGCCTTACTAAATTTGTTGTTGAATTATTGATTGTAAAATCTTCTACTTCTAAAGATCCTTGTTTAAACAAAGCAAAAAATCCAGTGTTGTTTGAACTATCGCCTGCTCCGTCTGTTCTATAAATGTATGAAAAGCCTGCTCCAGGAATAGGAGTGCTTTCATATATAGATTCAGAATTAGATATTGTTGCAGGAACAACTTCAAATGCTCTTGTAATTCCGCTTACTGCTCTTGAAAAAGTAAAAACAGGTACATCTGTGTTATTAGAAGAAGTTGTATAAATCTCAGTTTGGATGTTTCCAATTTTATCCGATTCTAATGGTTTGCCAAAAGTTTGTCCTTCTTGATTCACGGCGTCTAAAATTTTTGTAAAGTGCTCTCTGTAATTTGAATTGGCCGCATCATTCCAACGCACAGTCAATCCTGCTAAACTTGTTCCAGCACTATCTTTTACGTTTTCTGTTGTAGATACAGAATCAAATTTTAGTAAACCTGTTGTAGGCTTGTTTCTTGATGCATTGTAATTAATTAATCTTGCTAATCTTAAAACTGAATTCCTTCTAGATGCAGTTTCTAAAAAGTTTTCTCGTGCATTTAAATCAACTCTGAAAGATAGTGACTGAGCGATGTAGGCAATTAAATCAAGTAAAGCAACATATTCCGATGATTCAACAAAATCATTGAAATCGTCCGGATAATTTTCCTGCAAATATGCAACCATAGTTCTACGTATGGTTTCAAAATCATAGGATTTGAAATCCGCTTGTTGGAATGCAGTATAGATTTTTCTCCAATCTTCTGCTACCAATAATCTATTTTGTCGTTCTGTTGTGGCCATAATCGTTTTGTAACGATATTTATAGTTTTAATTAAGTGCGTATATTAAGATAGGCGTAAAGAGTTGTTCTCGTTAAACTTGAATACAAGTTTTTCAGTGATATTGTAAGGAACATATGTCAAAGAGGCGGATACAGCAATACCGTGCTCATACTCAGATACAACGATTTCATTGGTAGAAAGCCTAGGATCAGCATTTAATTGTTCAGTAATATCGTCAATTATTAACTGTCTTGTAGCCTCAGTAAGTGGTTCAAATATGGCATCGTATATAATAGTACCAAATTCAGGATTTTCTACCCTCTCACCTTTTCTCACACTTAATCTATTGATTAAGTCTTGCTTAATCAATTCAAAATCATACAATTTGTAATTTGACCTATCTGCTTTAGAACTAAAACCCTTAAAAGTTTGTCCTCTGTTTTTTATTTTTTTCTCTTGCTCTGCCATTTTTTACTTCTTTTTTTGTGCTCTCTTTAATGCTTCTTTTTGTGCTTTTTCAAAACCTTCTTTTCCACCAAATGGAGCATACATCTCATCACTATATAGTCGATCTATATCATAACTGCTACTGCTACCACTGGAAAGATCAGTATCAAAACCAAATATGTTTCCAATATTTTTACCAACTTCTCCTATCTTTTTACCGGAGCCGTCAGTGACTTTTTGTATTTCAGTAACATTCACAACCTTATCTCCTACGATGTGTTTGTGAACACTCTTAAGTTTATTTACAAGACTATCTATTTTGTTTTTGCCGGGTTTGATATCTAAATGAGGATTCACTGTGGTACTTGCATTTTCTACAATACTATCACCTAAAACATTGGCAAGTGTTGTTGTACCAAAATCACCTTTCGAAAGATTGCCAATTAAATTTTTATCTACTGTGCTTATAGTTTTCATCAACTCTCCTTGTGCAAATAGTAGTCCATCTTTATTGATAAAGACTTTATCTTTTAACAAGTTTGTTGCTTCCCCGGTTATTGATTGTACTGTTGATTGTACCAAAGAGGACGCAGATGTCAATTTAGTTTTCAAACTATCTATATCGAATGGTCCCGACTTGGACACAGACTTTCCAAAATCATTCCATGGTCCAGGACCATCTGGCATTTTCGCTCCATCTAGTTGGAAATTTTTTGAATAATCTTGTGCGAAATCATTTGCGACTTTTTGTAGTTTTTCAACATCAATGCTGTTACCGAATGATTTTAACTCTGCTTCTAAATCTGCTTGGAACTGTGTTGCTTTTATTACAATGTTATCACTTAACCTATTCGCTTGTTCGATAAATTCAGGTGTACCAACAGTTTTTGATTTCTCTTCCCAATTTGAATCATTTTTTGGAGAACTGCTACTTGAAAACTCTTTCAATCCTTGTTTGTTTCCAAAGTGATATTCATAAGGTTCGTGAGTCGGAACTCTCATACCGTCCATTGTTTCCAATGTGTCTGCTTTAAATTCTAAAGGTTTTTGTTTCGCCTTTTCAGCCGGATTCACATCTCCTATCGGAGTTACTAATGTATTTGTTCCTGCAGGATTTTCGTCCATTAAATTTGTTCTAACTAAATCTGTAATTACAGATGCGTTTGCTCCTATTGTGTTATGGTGTACTTCACTACCTGCTAAATCTATTCTTCCAGATGAGTGATGTTGTTGTCCGGAGTTAGCAAAAGATAAAATAGATCCTGCGGGTGCTTTGGTTGTTACAGACCCTCCTACAGCATGGAGTTGTATGTCGTTATCTGCAAACTGCTGTATGTTTCTTCCATCAACGACAACTTTATCTTGCGCCTTTAATTTAATTTTTCCTTTTGCAAACATATTAATATTTGCGTCACTATGGAAGTTAATATTATTTTTTGCTCTTACATTATATCCTGCACTTGAATAAATGTCTATCATACCACCAGATGAAAATTCCATCCATGCGTTACCCGTAGCATTTGCAATATAGACCACTCCTTCTGTGTCGTGCAATAAAATTTGATGTCCTGATGCTGACCTTAAACGTATTAAGTGATTATTGCCCTCGAAGTCACCGTCGTCCATTACAAATGAATGTCCTGTTGATCTTGTTATTTCTTTTTCTTCAGGATTATCAATAGGTCCTAGCCTAACTTTTTTAGATCCTTTAACAATAGGCCCCGGTGTGCTCATGCCATAAACGGCACTTGGAGATTCTCTTCTGGCAGAAGATGTTGTTGTACCCCTGACAGTATCTTGAATCAATCCTTGTTTTCTCAAAGTTTCTGCGAATGGGTGAACTGGTTTTGCTAATATATCTGCATTACCTCCGTTTACGTCCCATGATGTTTTATTAATCTCGCCTGCCGGTACAGTTTCGGTTCCGTAGGTTGCAGTTTTAGATGCCCCGCCACTAGGTGGTCCACCTGATTTTATGTTAGTGGCACTCGAAGCCGCGATACCCGGTGTCATGTGATTCATGTATGCATCTTGTATACAACCAATCCAAAATGCTTGACTGCTTTTTCCTTCTGCAAATATTACTAAAACCCTTGTATCTAGATCTGGTGGTACTGCCCAAAAACCATAAGAGTGTTGAGTGTCTTCAAAATCGTATGGATCGTTTGCAGTTAATGATTCTTTGCTTTTTGTTCCATAGAATGGTGATAGATATGAACATAAAATCAAATCAGATTCACTTGGAGTTTCTGTTTTTGATAACGCAGGTATTAAAACTTTGATCCTACCCATTTTTTCTGGATCAGAATTTTGTTTTACAATACCAATGTACGGACCTGGATTTACATTGACATAAGATTTATCTTTTCCCGGTGCATGGGTGGTTGCTACGTCTCCTGTTAAATGTGGATTTGTCATATTACTAATTATCGCGGTCCTTCGCCGTCATTAAAATCTATCAAAATGTTTGGTGCAACAACTCCTTTGCTATCTGTTTTCATTGACTCTTTGTCTACTTTACTAGCGATCGCTTCTGCTTTATTATCTTTTGTTGATGCAACTTTTGAAAACTTCTGTTGATTTTTGATTCTTACACTATATAAAGTTTGACGGAACTGCCCTTCATTGAAAGTGCTGATAACTCGATAACATTTATACAAACCACTGAATTGTACATTTTGTTCTGCTTTGCTAAAATTATGAAATCCGCTTTTTTCATCAAAATCATTTGGCATCTTAAAATCTAATGTGTAAATTGGTTCTGCTGTATCGTAATTGAAAGCACCTTCCTGTATGTGCCAACTTGCACCTTTTGTTTGTCCAATTTTTTCCATATCTACGACCGGATTTAAAGGATCATAGTCGTTGATATATTCCATAGGTAATGCCGCATCGTGACCTAACCAAGCAGGATCTCCCATTATCTCCAATTCAACTTTAATCATATCTGCCTCTGGATTTGTGAGATAATCAAACCACTGTCTAGTGTTAGACGTTTCTGTTTCATCTTTGGCACTTGGATCTTCAGAACCTCCAGTTGCTCCTGGATACGCTCTAAATGGATTACTTGCATCTGGATAATGTTGTGAACCTGTAGACGCCCACGAGTCTTTTGTAGATGCTTTGTCTTTTGAAATATTCTTTTTATCGTGAGATGCATCATTGGCTCCGTAAAGTCTTGATTGGAAAAATGCAACTTTATAATTGATATTCAAATCTAATATATCTAAGTTTTGTCCGGTAAAGATGTAATCATAATTCTTCTTCACGTTTTTTCCCCATTGAGCATTATCTCCTAAACCAGGCACAACAAAATTTCCGATATGAATTAGATATGGTTGCACATGATAATGAATTATTTTTGGATGCATCTTTGTTTTATTATCCATTTTTTTCACATCCGTTTGAATACTGGTTATAATTTTAAACCAAGGCACGTATTCTTCTTCTAGTTTATCGCCTTTCTGCTTATTCCAATATTTTGTAATAAATTTGTCTGCTAAATTTTTGTAAGCATTCGTTCTCAACATAATACTTTCCATTATATTTGCAATTGATGTCGATGCATTAAATTGGGTTGATTCTGGCATACCAACTTCTTTTGCTAATCCCGGGTCTACTGCATCTTCTCCAAAACCAACATTCAATATGTTGAAGTTACCAATATTCCAGTGTGTCATTGGTTTTCCAACATCTTCTTGTTTTTGTCCATCGTAGTATGGATCTATTGTGATTCTATATTCGTCTGCATACTCTCTGGCGCCATTTTCTATTTCGTGTTTTTGAATGTTAGCAATACTTTTTAACAATGAATTAAATTGTTCTTTTATCGTTCCACCTTTGACTGTTGCAGGTCCTCTGATATAAAGATATCTGTTGACCATTGCAAATTCTGTGTAAGGTACCGCGGTTACTGTGTATCTACTACCGCCTGCACTTATATCTAGTTCAGAATTTACAAGTTTTATTGGATAATATTTTTTTGGCACTACGTTTCTATGTACTTTTCCTTTCGAATCCATTCCAACAAATTCTAAGGTTAACAAATACGGTGCATCTAAATGATCGATAAATCCACAATTACCAGACGATGCTCTTAACTTTTCATAAAAAGTTACACCTAACGGTTCACTCAATTCCATTTCAATTTTAGTAAAGTTCATTGACTTCCTTTGTGGATTAGGTGCATGAACTCCATCTATTTCAACACGTTCAAAGTATATGTCGTGATTCTTTTCAAAAATCGTTCTTGCTCTGTCTATTCCTTCTCTGATTGCTTGTTGTCTCTTCTTCATTGTTTCTTGCGTATCGGCAGAATATCTTGCATTTACTTCGCCCGGACTCAATCCGTCTGTAGCAGAAGGCAAAGTTTCGCTAGAAAAAGTTCCACCTTGTCCGATACCACCCGATCTTGCAATGATATCATGAGGCGGATTGTTTTTAATTTTTCTTGGATCTCTGATCTCTGACTCTGAAATGCCAGAAAGAGTAAACAAATATGTGTATGTGGCAAATTTATGGAGAGGATTTGGAATATTTTTTTCATCTCCGTATTCGTGTTTTTTTATATCTGCTATTTTGGAAACTTCTGTTGCGTTAACATCAACTGACTCCATTCCTGAATGGATAGTTTTTTGCAAAGTATTGCCGTCTATTGCATTACCTTGCTCTTTTATTTTTTCAATTTGATTTTGTTTTATTAATTTTCTTTTATTATATCTCGATATTGATTCTTTAGTATATGTTGTATTTTCAATATTGGTTTTATCAACAAGATTTAGATTTTTATTTTTCTTTTCAAGATAATCTTTTAAATTACGTACCCTAGCCATTTTATACTCCTAGGTCTTTTTGCAGATTACTTAACTTAGGTATCTGTATCGTGACTCCTGGAGCAAAATCGTAAATAGGATCTTCTATTTCGTTAGGGTTTCTTTGTGCAAATACCCACCATAATCTCGGAGTACCATACAAGTCGTACGCCAACAAGTCAGGACGGTATGCATATATTCTATCAATAGTATATGATATGTCATCTAGATCTGCTGTCAGCGGTCTCGGTGAAAAAAAATCAAGAGATGTTGCTGTCTGCGGAGTATTGAAATACGGTGATGTTGTAGAATACTTGGCCATTAAATAAATCCAACTCCGTCTTTATTCTGTAAGTTTCCTGCAACAAAATCTTTCATATTAAATTTCTTAACAGTATCTCTAGAGTATACTGGTTGAATTTGTATTGTGAACAAACTTTGAGTAGGTGCCCATGTCTCAGGAATTTTACTGTCCATTGATAGAGTTCTAGGAGCATTAGGAGCCTGTTGCAAATCTTCTCCCATCTGGCTTGTTGAAATATAATCAATTCCTTCTCTCAATTCGCAAGTGAAATTGGTTACAATTACAGGAACATTTTTAAAAACATAATTTCCATATCCATTCAAAGTTAGAATTGGAGGTGGGTTTCCTCTGTTAGCACCTTCGTCACCACCAAAAAACATTTTAGTAACTGATCTTAAAAAATGTAAAGTTGCTACCCAGTAAAGAGCATCTGATTGGTTCTGCACAGGAAACTCTCCAATTATAGTTAAGTTTGCTGGCTCAGAATTTTGGTATGCGTAAAAAGGATAATTGGCATGAGTAGTTGCCAATGGGTTATATTGTGCAGTATGCTGAATGATTACTGACGGAGTCAAGGGAAATATTATTCCACCTTCGTCCTTTAAAGGACCAAGTATGTTTTTACCAGCATTAGGACTTGTTGTGTCCTGCCCTTCTGTGCCTCCAAAAAAGAAGTTGTACATATCTTCTGCTTTTCTAAGAGTTAGTTTTACTCTCCAATCAGTTTGTTCTGTCCTTTTGGACCACATAGCAACAGAATTTTTTGCCATAGGGCCTTCGCCGCCTTCTGGTAATCCTGCACCAAATAGTCTTCCTAGTGTTCTGCTGAATATATTACCACCAGAACTTTTTAACACTTCTGTGATAGACTTTTTATCTGGGTTAAATGTACTCATAATTTAGGTTGCATATCCTTTTTAAATTTTGTATACTTTAAACATATTTATAGGCATCAATTTAGGCGCATTTAATTCCCCATACGACAACGATTCAACAGGCCTGTTTGTGGTCATTTTACATAGGAAAGCAATGATATATGAGAAGAGTAAAATACTTAAACAACCGAGATCTGTTGGCAGAAATACACAAGAGCAAAAACTCGTTTAGTTCTTACGTAAACGAAGACGATGCCGACTATGATGTGATAGTGCCTTCTGTTGAAAAAATCAACGTTAGGACAATAGCACTCGCAAAGAAAAACAAAGCAAAAAAACTTACTCAACAAGCATGGGAAACAGCAAAAGAAGAAGGACAGAAAAAAATTAAATTAACTGATTTTACAGTATCTCCAAGAAAAATAGAAAAAACGGATCTAGTGTTTAGAGTAATGACATTTGATCACATACCCACTGATTCAGAAAGAAAAAGAAGTCCTAAATCTGTTGCTGATAGACACAAGAAAGTAAACTTTCCTCCGTTCCAACATTATAAACTAGATAAAAAAGGAAAATTAAAATGTGTCGGAAA